CAAACAATGCATCGACATAGATCTCAAGCTCGCCCACATTGGCCAGATCCTCAGAATTAGCAGGACCCTCCCAGCACCAAAAGACATAGCCAAGAGCAGTTCCAGACCCGGTGGTGGATGTTTCTATAGCCTGTACAGCCTCTTTAAGATAAAGAGGATTGTTAGAAGGAGGCGAGTTCGCCTGCCTAATCAACTGCACTACCGTAGACCCATTATCCTTAAACCACCTATGGTTTGGATTAGCAGGTTTTGCCATGTGCTTAAGGCGCTGAGTAGTCAACACCAAGACTGAGACTAGTCCATTTGCAGTGACGAGCGCGGGTTTAAACCGTGCTCCGAGCGAGTTCACTGTGACCATCGCATATCGGGACATAAAGTCGTGGATGCCAGGCAATTTTCCAGAATGTAGTGAGATAGAGGATGAGTATAAAGTTTGGTTTGCTTTAATAAGTGGTTTATCACTCACGCTCACCCATCCCTGGAAATGATATATGCCGGGACTTTGGATTTGTCTTGGAACCATTTGAGGCTGGTTCCGCCGCCTAGACCGCGTATTCTGATTTCCATTTGTATTTTGAGCACGACGCCTTTGTCGTCTAGTTGCCATGCTATAGAAATCAGTTTGCTTCAACGCTATCTGCTAACTTTTGCGCCCTCGCAACTCGGGCGTTAGCTAGTCTTTTAATAGTTTCCATCTGATCCCCGGGTAAGTGCCGGAAATAATCCAACAGTTGCGCCCGATACTCGGGATACTTAGGATCAGAGGGGTTATGAGAAAGGAACCGGTATAATGTCTTCACAGCCGTAACTGGGTAAGCAACGCCTGGGCCTATAAACTTTTGCGAACAGAATTCAAAGTCACGCAAATTTGGTCTCAGCACACACATTTTAACTGTGTGACCAATAGCTTCAAGACCTTCCACCAGTCCCTCGAAATGGATCTCAAATGAGTCATCACCCATACATTTGATTCCCATCAGTGGCATTTGTTCCATACAAGCAGCTTTCCACCTAGCGGCCAAGGAAGCTATGGCTCTACCTCTAGAATTTGTAGAAGAAGTATTATAGTCACCGCTTAATTGTCCACCAGGAATAGTTTGTGCAAGCATTTCACCATCACCAATGACGAAAACCGAATTACAGACGATGTGTGCATGTGACCTAACAAGACGCCCGAAAACACTTCCAGGTTCTTCTCCAGCCAATTTTGCACGCAAGATCGCGTCCAATTCCAATTCCCATGGTTTCATTGACCAGTCCCAACCAGACACATCTGTTTCACACACAGTGCCGTGCCGGGACATAATTTCAGCCGTT